CGCCACGCCAAAGCCAGCGTTCGAAACAGGCGCAGCAGAGTACATATGGGTCACGGTATCAGCCCAGCCGGTCACGCCTACCAGTTGGTTCAAACCGCGCATGATGACCTGATGGGTCGCAGCGGCCGTGATGCTGAAAGCGTTGCTGAGAGCGACCGCCCAGTTGGCAGAAAAGTTCTGGAAGATGCAATCCTCGAACTCGATCCAGCGGTCCATGTTGTCGATCTTGACCAACACCTTCGTCGCCTCTTCGGAAGCGGATAGGAAGCGGGTCGTGCGGAACGCATTGCGCGCCGCGCCGGCGCCGCTCACCCACAACTCTGCGTTGGCAGCCGCGCGCACGATCGTATCCAGGCCCACTGCGCAGCGCTTGAACTCGTTCTCCGCGCCGGTCAGCTTCAAAGAATAAGATCCTGCGCGAGCAGCCGGGGTCGCGTGCGCCATGCCGGCGAAGAGCACGTGCTCGAACTCGTTGCGGCTTCCCGAGACCACGGCCGCGCCCGAGTCGGTATCGGCATCCTTGCCGTTATAGATTTGGACATTGCGCACCTTGCAGCCTGTAGCGGCAAAGGTCACCACCGGTGTCAGGTCCAGCGCCGATGTTCCTACAATGCGGCAGCGCTGGCCAATGCCTGCCAGGTCTGTAGACAGGCCCACCAGATGGGTAAAGTCCTTATCCCACGCGATCTCCGCAGCCGGATTGTCGGCAGTCGGCCCGCCGATCATCACCACCGCATCGTTCCGGTTCGCCACACAGCGGCTTTCCGCCTCGGTCACCGATTTAAGTGGATCCTTGAAACTTAACCCGGTATGCCCGTCGTTGCCGTTCGCAGGGTCAACAACAAAGGCCTGGCTGTTCGGTCCACGCGGGATGCCAGCCAGCACAAGATATCGTTCGATCAGTTGTCTTGACATGATTTTTCTCCATCCCTTTACCCTTCACGGGACGTATGCCCGAAAGGGTAAAGGGCAGGTGTAGGTCTATGGGTGTAGGTCTATTACGCTATCGGCGCCTTGCGCGCGCCTGACTGGGCCCACGTAGCGCTCAGGAACACGTTGCCGGTGTTGTTCGCCGGCGTGATCGTGGCACGGATATATCGTTTCGGGCCGATATAACCCAGCTTGCGGGTCCCATTGTCGTCGTCATAGTCGAAACCGGCCTCGGCCTCGGTGCCGAGCAGATAGGCGTCTGCCACTGCAGCGGCGTCGCTCAAAGCAGAGTTATCGCCATCCTCCAGCAGGACGGTGAACGTGGCATCCACGTCCGCCAGCGTGCCGAGCTGGATGATCAGCTCGTTGTCGCTGAAATTGGCCGTGTCAAGAATTTCACTCACGAACGGGGTGTCATCGGTCACAGCCGCCACGGGCGCAATTGCCCGGCTGTATTTCACATCACTATGCAAATCCATGATCTTTCTCCTTTACTAATTACCAATTACCAATTGCTTCTCGCTACGCCAGCTTCACGCGCACAAACGCCTCGGCGAGCACAGGCATGCCGTCGGTGTACAGGTTGAAGTGGAAGCCGGTCTGGAAGGTGCGTGAGTACAGTTCCACCAGGCGTTGGATGGTCATCGTCAGGCTGTCGGCGATGTGGTAGAAGCGGAAAGCGCCCAGGATGCCCACATACTGCCCGGTCGTGAATGTGTTCGGGTTGAACTCACTCATGTAGTACGGGATGCCGCGCAGCGTGTCAGGTTCCCCTTCGCGCACAGACTCGCTCAGGATCGGATAGCCGTCGTCGTCTTCGATGGTCGCGATCTGCTTGATGCCGTCCTGGCTGAAGAGCCACTTGGCCTCGCGCCAGTATTTCGCCTTCAATCCGTATTTAGCGTTGGTCAACCCTGCCAGGGTAATTGCGGTCTGGGTGTTGCCGGTGCTCACATCGCGGGAAGTCGGGATCCCCATATCCGAAGCGACGTACACGCCCAGGGCCTGCTTCGCTCCGCTGCCGGTCAGGTAGGCCTTTTCCATCGTGCCGCTGGCCTTGTAGCGCATGCGATCAATGGCGATTTCCTCCGATGATGGCGCCAGGCGCAACAGCTCGTTGCTGATCTTGATGCCTTTCGCCAGGCGGGTCGGCTTCAACTCGCGCCGCCCGAATTCCAGTTCGTCGTCATAGCCCAGTTCTCCGACCTCGGTCGTCCACTCGAAGTCATCGGGGTCTGCATCCAGCGAAGCCTCATAGCCCTCTGTGCTGTTGAGCGTAATCACCGTGGCCCAGCCCGGCTGTCGGAAGAACAGGTCCGCGTCGAGCGCCATGAGCAGCCCGGCCACGAATTGGGGCGGGGGCGCGATATAGCCGCCCTTGGGCCCGTCGCTGATTTGCAAATCGCGCACGTTCACGCGCGGCATCGCGCCGTCGCGGAAGAATGCGTTCATCACGTTGGCATATTCAGGTTTCATGCGGAAGTCGCCGCGTTCCTGTAGCTCGCGCATCGCTACCTGGTAGCGCTTGGGGAATTTGGCTACATCCACCCGACCGCGCTGCTCACCACCGGCGCCGTCATCCTCCGGGTCCGGAAGGTTCGAACGGGACTCGCTCCCGTTGATCTCGGTCTCCATCGCTTCCAGCCGCTCGCGCTGGTCGATGTCCTGCTTGAGCGCGGTCCATTTATCCATCACCGCGTTCCAGTTGTTCTGCTCTTCCTGGGTCATCGAGCGGGACTCTTTATCGGCCTGCTCCTTGATCTCCTTTGCCTGGTTGAACAGAGTGACCTTTTCTTGCTTGAGTTCACGAATACTTTTTGGTGCCATGAGCTTTACTCCTTTACCTCATCGAGTTCGATTTCCATTGCCATCAGCGCCAGCGTCTGGGCATCCTTCTCCGCCTTCTGGTCGGTTTCGAGATACTCGCCGCCCGCGTCTTCTGGCGTGGGTGGGGTCTGCTGTTGCTGACGCAACTCTTCAACTTTTGATCGAGCGTTTGCGCTCGTCTGCGGATACGCGGGGAACGTCACCGGCCCCACGTCCATCAACTCATCGATAACTTGCACGCGCCGTAGAGGAATGCCATCATCTTGTACTTCCCATTTCTCCCCGTTCGGCGCCACGGTGAACATGAATGACGACCCGTCTGCATCATTTCGGCGCACCTTTTCATAAGCCGCCATTGCCTCGGGATCGTTCGGGTTAACGAAGATCGTATATTCCAGGCCTGCTTCGGCTCTATTCAACGTCATCGTGCCGCTTTTCGTGCGCCCCAGCAGTACCTTATGGTCGAACCGCCCGCGCACATCGAGAGTGCCCATGATCGTGTCGAGTGCGCCCGGCTCGATCAGCTCACGGAAAATTCCGATGCCCGGTTCCACCAACACTTCACTGATCGCGTTAAACACGGGCGCAATCCCCCGGATGATCGGGATCGGGTTGTCATCGCCGCTCATTTCAGCAACGACATCCATCCCGATAAAACGTTTTTCGATACGATTGTTGTTCATGCAAGACTCCGATCTGCCATGATCTCAGGCCAGGTGTAGGTCATCAGGTTCACGTTCCCGTTCTGCACGTCCGCGCAATATTTTCGGGCCAGATCGCCTGCCAGGGTTTCCAGGTCGGCGTCCGACATAAACCGCGCAGACAGTGCCAGGTGCGCCTTCAGCGCCGGGACCAGTTGCATCACCACGAACTGGCTGTGGTCATCTCCTAGGAACTCCCTGCGCCATTCAGAGAGCTTCTGCGGGTTGTCCTTGAACCGTTTGCTGGCGGCATCGAGATCGTGGCTCTCCCGCCGCGCGATTCTCCCGAACACGTCCCGGTAGATCGGCAGCATCACCTCGCGCTGCGTAGCGGGCGCCATGTTCAACTGCACCAGCGGTTCGTCCATGTCCTCGCGCGGGTTCAGGTTCTCGAGCTCGCGCGCCTCGTTGCGTACCATCCAGCCTGTGGTGATTGCGCCGTTGTAGCCTTCTGTACGGGTTTTGAAATCGCCGCGCAGCAGGCCGTCGATCGCGTGCTCCACAAAATATTCCTTGCGTTCGCTCTTCGTCAGCAGTGACCGGTGGGCTTCCTGCTCCCAGTTCACGGTCCACGGCCGCACCGTGTGGACCGTGAAGCGGATCCCGAACTGCTCCACGCTGGCATACGTGGCGGCTTTGTCCGTCTCGTTGAGCATGTCCAGCGATATGCCCCAGATCCGTCCCACGTCTGCGATCCCGAATTTCATCAGGTCCAGCAGCATGATGTCCTGCGGCGAAAGTGTGATCGCGTGATACTTCAGGCCCTCTTCCAGGATGGCCAGTCGATGCTTATTAGTCAGTCCGCCGTGCCGGTCTTCCCAATCGCTTTCCAGGCGGCTCCAGGCCTTGTCGCTCAGCGCAGCATCTGTTTCCAGCACGCCGCGCGGCGTGGCATCGTTCTGGAAGAAACGCCCCATAAAATCCTGGGCGGCCAGGGAGATTCCGATTGATTCACTGGCTAACTGCACCGGCGACATTCCCCATAACCCGTTCTGGCTCAGCCACTTGATGTGGAAGATCCGCTCGGCGGGCAATCGCACACCCTGCCCGCCTTCCGATTCGGGCAGGGTATAGAAATAAAAGAGCCTTCTGCTGCGCGGGTCCCGCTCCAGCCTAACCTTGTCTGGGTTCAGCGGCCAGAGCGCTTTGACACGCCCGCCGCCGTCGAATTCGATCTCAGAAAGGCCGTTCCCGCGGCTGGCCACATGCGCCGAGATTGTCCTGCGGTACGTAAACGCAGACATCTCCGGGTTTGCAGCATCGTGCAGGATGGGATAAAGGTAGTGGTCCGGCGCTTTTTCTTTGCCCCTCTTTAGCCTGCGGTACGTGAAGAAGGGCAGGCTCGCTTCGGTATCGGCAATCGTCCGGATGCACGCCAGGGCGCCGGTCACGCGCATCGCGGTATCCGGCGTCACCGTCACTCCCGCGGCGCTCTGCCCCCACCCCCCAAGCCCTGCCACATACTCACGGAACCAGTCGGGCGGGTCCTGGGATGGGTGAAAACGCTTGTTCACCAGGGAAGCAGTCAAGGGCATTATTGTTTCCTCGTCGCTATCCACGTGGCCAGGTAGGAGGTGATCACGCTCTCCCCGGCCACCACGGCGCCCACCACAATCAGCGCCGTTGCTACGGAAACGTCCAGCGCCAGGCCGATGAAGAGCAGCAACAGACCCAGCCAGTAAGACCGTTCGCTCGGTTCACTGGAGCGCAGCCAGGCAATCATGGGGTACTAAGCGCCCTTACCAACAAAAAGACCAGCAATGCCAGATCGATCAGCGAAACGAGCCCACCACCCATTGTGAGATACAGGATGAAGTTGAACTTTGTCGCGGCCTCCTCGAGCAGGCGTAGCCGCTTTTCGTGATCGTCGAGGTCCTTGCTCAGCCTGTCAATCTGCATTTGGACCATTCTGTTCTCCAGATCATCCAGCCTTTGATAATCAGTTGCACGTTTGATCTCGGGGTATTCTGGCATATCTCTGGGCGTCCTCCGCTGGTGGTTTACAAACAAAAGCGCCCGACGACCACAAAGGGTCGTCGGGCGCATCAGTTCCGACAAGCGTCCCGGCCTATGCCAGGACTGCATTTAGTTATACATCTGTTCTAATTATACCCGTGTAGAGCGGATTGTCAAGAAATTAAAGGACAACGCCACGGCCTGAGGGGGGCAGGTCATGGCGTTGTCACTTTATATTTTAGAACACATGTGCTATTTTGTCAAGTGATTTTGAGCAACATCTCACCGGTTTGCGTTGCTTCCTGAAGAATGAAATTAACGTGCCTGAGATACTCAACCTGTTTCCATCCGATTTTTGGCAACTCGCTGGCTTCTTCTCCCACATGCTGCAGTTCTGAAAAACAACGCTGGAGCTTCTCAAGCTCCAGCGTGTATATTTCCTTTGGGGAGGTGATGTATTTGACGCTCATGCGTATTCACCCATGCCGTGTAACTGGTCTCGGATGTCCGTGAGCGTCTCTGCGATGCTGGCGAGATCACCCACATGCCCCCAGTGGTGGCCACCCTTTCCGCTGGCGTCGCGGTCGTGCTTCTCCAGGCCCGCGGCGATCTGCTGTACGAGCTTCCCGATTTCGGCCTGCTTGGCCTCGTATTCTTTCAGTGCATCTTGTTTAGCGGCTTTGACGTTGCGCATGATCATCTCCTTGTTTTTCTTCAGTAGGCCGCTGAACGCGAAGAAAGTCAAGCAGGCGGCTCTTCATCCCAGCGTCCGGATTCCCCTCTTTTCGTAGACTGACTTCGCCTCCGGATGCCGCAGTGCCAGGTCGATAGCCATGATCAGCGCCACCATCCCATCGATCTTCTCCCGGCTGGCCGCCTTGTCGGGCTTGATATTGCCAGCTGGGTCCATCTTCGCAACCAGGTTGTCGGCCATCCAGGTCAATACCGGGTTGTTGCCGTGGACGATCTTTTTCGAGAGCACCAGGCGCTCCAGTTCCTTCATGGGTGGGTTCATCGAGGCGAATCCTTGCCCGAATTGCACCATCGTTGCGCCTTTTGCCTCCAGGACCTGTACCACGCGTGCCGCTCCCCAGCGGTCGAAGGCGATCTGGTCAATATCGAACGTGTCCAGGTCCTGCTCGACCTGCTCGAAGATCCATTCATAATCGACAACATTGCCAGGCGTGGCTTCGATGTAGCCTTCTTTGACCCACTGGGAGTAATGCACCCCGTCGTCACGCGAACGGATCAGCATATTGTCTTCCGGGATCCAAAACCGGCACAGCACATAAATATTGTCATCCTCGTCGATGAAGGCCAGCACCCAGGCAGTAATATCCGATGTCGACGACAGATCCAGACCGCCATACGCTGTCATGCCCTTCAGCCGCTTTGGTAGATCGAGCGCTGGCACTTCGCCGCCGCACTTGCGCCATTCGTCCATCGGCATCCATTTGATCTCGCCTTGTACCCACACATTCAGCTCGCGCCGCAGGAAGTTGTTTAACGCGGCGGGCATCTGCCCCGCGCGTTTGGCCTTCATCTGCATATCATCCAGATACTTGGAGACGCCCAGGTTTGGATTTGCCTTGATCCAGACGGACTCGTCGCGCCAATCGTCGCCCTCGTCCAACGTGAAGATGATTCCGAACCAGCTGTCGTCCTCGAAGCTGGCATCCTTCCAGCCCTCGAGCACCTTACGCGTGTATTCGTGCTTCTCGTAGCACACGCTGCGTCGGTCGATCCCGGCTGTCGTGATCGCAATGATCATCGGTTGCTCGCGCGAGCCGGTCGCCGTCTCGAGCACGTCCCACATCTCGCGTGATTTCCACGCATGCAGCTCGTCCGCAATGATTGCGTGCACATTCAATCCATCGGTGCTATCCGAGTCGGCACCCAGGGGTTCATATTTACTGGCGGTTTCATCAAGGTTCAAATTGTCTTTGACAATGTTGATGTATTTCTTCAGGGTCGCATTTTTGCGAACCATGCGGATGGCTTCTTTGTGAACGATTCGTGCCTGGTCCCGTTTCGTAGCTGCGGAATACACCTCGGCGCCCGGCTCTCCATCTGCAAACGCGAGATTTAATCCCAGCCCTGCGGCCTTAGTGCTTTTACCATTCTTGCGCGCCACTTCCTCGTACAGGACCCGGAAGCGCCGCATGCCATCCACCTTGCGCTTCCAGCCAAACGCCACCCAGACGATAAACTGTTGCCACGGTTCGAGAACGATCAATTCCCCTTTGCCACGCCCCCACTTGCCTTTAGAATGCCGCAGCATTCCGATAAACTGGAGTTTCTGCTCCGCTTCCTCCGTATCGAAATACAGACCACGTTCGTGGCCGTGCTCCAAATCATGCACGTGCCGCTCACAGGCCAATATCACCCACTTGCAAGCGATGATTTTGCCGCTGATTACGTCCCGCGCATACTGCTCCGCGGGGTGCAGGGTCTGCTTCTTTGATGACCTGGCCACGTCACTGTTTTGCCTCTACCTTTACGTTTCGATTTCCGAACAGGAATCCAGCCATTTCCTCCTCCTCGCTCGGTGTGTTAACCTGTACCCTCGTACGGCTGCTGGGCGTCATCCCAAATTCCGCATAGAACTTGATAATTTGGTCCATACTGCGCTTCTTGATTGCCACCCAGGGATTCTGGTACAGTCCGCCCTTATCCGAGATAATGACTTCACCTTCCTTGGTCAACTTGTTGCAGGCTTTTACATAATCCGCGTATGCGGTGCAGCACACAGCCAGTGCAGCCCGGTCCAGCTTGGAAATCATTCCTAACACTTTCAATTCCTTTGTGATACGGGCCCATTCCTGTCGCGCTACTCCCTTCAGGTGATTCGGGCAAGAAGGCAGATCAACCGCGGGCCTGGGCTCCTTTTTATTCAGAGCGCGCTTCCCTGGGTTGCCCTCCAGCTCCTTCATAGCTGTTGGCTTTGGCTTTCTACCCCTCGTCATTATTCCTCCAAAATTGGATTTTCCTTCGTCATCTGCGACCAGCGCTCGAGCACCACCGCCGCATATTTCGGATCGTTGTCCATCGTGCGGCAGATGCGTCCAAGCCGTTCGCAGGCGATCAACGTGGTGCCAGAACCGGCGAACAGGTCCATCACGATTGCGTCTGGCTGGCTGGAATTCGTCAGCGATCGTTCCACCAGGTCCAATGGTTTCGTGGTCGGGTGATCTTCACTCTTTTTCGGTCGGTCGATCAACCACACGTCCGACTGTTTGCGGTCCTCCAACTCCACCAGTCGCGGCGCGCGGTTATCCCAGCCGTACCACATCGGTTCGTATTGCGTGTGATAATCCTTGCGGGAGAGCACCAGGCTGTCCTTGACCCAGATGATGGTGCTCGACCAGTGGAAGCCAATCTTGCGCAACGATGCATCGACGACCGGCCATTCCTGCCCCCCCATGACGAGATAGATCAGCGCGCCTGGCTGGCAAAAGCTCCGGAATTGTGTGACGAACAGGTCAACGAAGATGTGAAATTTCTCCCCGAGGTCATCGTTGTTCATCGTGCGGTCACCATAAGCTGGATGATCACCACCGCCATAATTGACGTTCCAGGGTGGGTCGCTCCAGATCAACTGGGCGAGATCGTTCCCCATCAAGCGCTTCACCTCGGACCGTTGGGTGGAGTCCCCGCACATCAGCCGGTGCGCGCCCAGCCGCCACACCTGCCCAACCTGCACCTGCCACTTCGCAAGCAGTTCATCAGCCCGGCCCAGCTCCGCGCCAGGGTCCTGGGCTATGGGTTTCGTTGCCGTGGAAACGCCTACCAGGTCGTCCAACTCCGCAGGCTCGAACCCCGTGAAGAGATCGCCGGTGGTGCTGGCAATCTCGCGCAAGACCACTTCATCCCAGCGGCTGAATTCACCCACGCGGTTATCGGCAATCCCAAACGCCGCCGCGGTCGCCGGGTCATCCTCCACGAAGACCACGGCCAGGTGAGACCAGCCCAGGGACTTCGCCGCTCGATAGGTCCCGTTGCCTGCCTCGATCTTCCCCTCCTGCAGACGGTTGGCCACGATGGGTTTACGCTGTCCGTAGGCTTTCAGCGACGCAGCAATCCGCGCCACATCGTGACCCACGCGGGCATTGGCAGGGTCTTCGTGCAGGCTGTCGATCGGCACAGCCAGCGGCCGTAGGGATTCAGCGATGTAGGGAAGATTGTTCATAACACCTTTGGCGTTTCGCCAGTCATCAAATGCCAGCGTTCCAGCGAAGCGGCAACATAACCCGGGTCCAGTTCCACGGCCCGGCATACTCGGTTCAGGATTTCGCAGGCGATCAGCGTTGTTCCCGAACCGCAGAACGGCTCGAAGACGATCTCATCGGGCTGGGTGTAAAGTAGGATATGGCGGGCTGGGATCTCCAGCGGGAAGGCTGCCACGTGGCCGTGCGCGCTCGCTGTGCCTTTTACATCATTCCAGTAAGAGCGCAGCGCCCACTTCTGTTTTGTCCGTTCCTGGCCTCGGTTCTTGCCTACGCGGTTATAGAAGGTTTCCAGCAGGTTCACGTCCTGCTCGTTGAGCACGTCGGTGAAGTCCATCTCAGCGCCATCGTCGTGTTCGAACGTGCCAATGAATTCTGAGTGCTGGTCGATCAGGTCCGTCTTTGGTGAGATGGATGCAATCTGCCCCTCTTTCAGCCAGTGGCGGATGTGGCGCAAGTTCCAGCCCAGTTGGTAGAACGCCAACATCCACTTGTCGATCAGCAGCAGCACCTGACGCTTCTTGCGTTTTTCGAAGCTGGTTGTAAAACCGGTCCCGGTGTTGATCACAATTCGGGACTCATCCACGCGCACTACAGCGGCGATGATTGCCGCGGCGCGACCGATGAACTGGTCGATCTCGGCTTCGCTCTTCTCGCGCTCGTACTCCTTGCCCACCCAGTAAGGCGGAGATGTGACTGAAAGGGTGGCGATTCCCTGCCAGCCCAATGCCTCGACGTTTAGGGTCGTTGCGTCCGCGCAGGTAATGACATGTCTACCCAGTTGCCAGGTCTGCCCGGGCTGGGTCCCCCACTTCTCGCGCAGCTCGCCTAGTTTATTGTCATCATCCTGTGGGCCCGGGTCCACCATTAGGCCGCCGCCGCGCTCGCCGAGCAGGTCGCGCAGTTCCGCTTCGGTAAAGCCGGTGAATAAATCATCGACGGTCGGGATCAACGCGCCGAGCGCGTCCAGGTCCCATGCGCTCAGCTCGCTGAGGCGATTGTCTGCGATGCCATAAGCTGCTGCGGTGGCTGGATCATCTTCCACGAAGACAACAGCGATATGAGTCCAGCCGAGTTTCTTCGCCGCAAGCCAGGTCCCGTTACCGGCTTCGATCTTTCCACCCTGCAGGCGGTTTGCAATGATGGGTTTACGCTGACCGTACAGCTTCAGCGAAGTTGCAATCCGATCAAGCGCATGATTGGTGCGTGTATTGGCCGGGTCAATGTGCAACTCATCGATCACGAATGCAAGACTACGAAGGCCCTCGGCAATGTAGGTTAAATCATCAGTCATTGATTCTCACTCTTTGTCCAAATAACATCTGCTCCAGTTCCTGATCTGGATTTATCAGGTCTGCTTTCACACGCGAGCGGCTGGAGGGTGTCATTCCGAATTCCGCGCCCAGCTTGTTGAGTTGTTCGAGCGCCCGGTTCGCAATCGAGAGATAGGGATTCTGGATGATATTCCCTGCCGCGGTTTTGATGATCTCACCTTTTTCGCGGACCATCCGCTCTGCTTTGACCCATCGCGCGTAGATGACACAATACATGGCGAGCGCGTCCACGTCGATTGTTGTTACCAGCCCCAGTGGATGCAGTTCGCGCACAACCAGCTTCCACTTGGCTTTTTCCTCGTCACTTAAGTGCTCCGGAGGCCGCGGCCTGACCACTTTCGGCCGAGGTTCCGCGTGATTCAAGGCGCGTTTGCCTGGGTTCCCGGCCAGCACCTTGACCGCTGTTGGCTTGGGTTTGCGGCCTCGCATTCATCCGCCTACCCCCCCCTGCCTAATTTCGCGGGAAAACGAGCAAAGCTGCCCCCACCGGTTCACGCCCCCCACTACTAGAGATTTAGACCGCCCTACCCCTCCGACGACGGCTGCCATCATGTGCCGTCTTGTAGTTGTTGCAGTCCACACAGAGTGACTGGTAGTTCGTTTCATCGTCTTTGCCTCCGAGTTTGAGAGGAATGATATGGTCAACAATCTTTGCCTTGACCTTCTGGCCTTGATGCATGCCGTATAAATCCACACACCACGGATGTTCCGTAAGCCAGGCATCTCGTTTCTTTTTCCATTCGTGACCGTAACCACGTCGCGATGCAGACGGCCGTATTGCCTCATTCGTGCGGTCACGTGGGAGCAGATGTTTAGCACACCTGCTCCCGCTGTAGACTAGCTCAGGACAGCCAGGCTCGGCGCATGGCCGTGGTGGTCGACGTGGCATTACCTGCCGATGTACCCGTGACTGAACGCCTGCACTCCCAACCCGCGTACCGCGAATTGATGGATGCGTTTGGTAGAGACCAACTGCACGATATACCCAAAGACCAGGGTAAGAAATTGTGCAATGATCATCAGGTGACTATCGATGGCAGGAAAGTCAACGCTGGGATCGACGGCCAGGGCAACCGCAATACCAACAATGCCGAGCAGATTGAGCCCAGCGGACCATTTGCCGGCGGCGCCTTCAACAATAACGCCAGCCCATTTCAGCACATCGATCAACAGGCTGATCAGCGCCTGAGCGCCGACCATTGCCCCAGCGATGGCCAGCACCATCCCCAGCTCAACGCCGAACAACAGCATGACTGCGGAGAAGACAGCGACCAGGCCGAGCGGCCAGGCTAAGGTCTTCAGGATATCTTCGAGACTGAGTTTCACGATTCACTCCTTTTCTTGATTGACAATTGGAAACAAAAACACCCGACGCCATCACAGCGCCGGGTGCATCATTTCCGACAGGGTGTCCCGGCCTATGCCAGGACTGCAAACGATATTCAATTGTTGATCAGATCGTCCTCCTTTCAACTCCTATTATACACGTTCAAAGTGTCAGCCGAACGGATAGGGCATTACCGACTCGGCTAGGGATTGCGCGGACAATGCCAGCGATGATCAATTAGGCTTTCAGAGCCACAATCGGGGCAGCCTGTAACCGCGCATCCGGCTGCGCGGATTTTGCCTAGCACATCTGTCGAAATGATACATTTGCGATGCAAATACAGATGATAAGGTTTGTCGCCACAATCAGCCATGCCGTACAGGTCAATTGTCTCTCCGTCTATGCGAGTGTGACACTCTGGACAATATCTTACTCTACGAGGCCTTTTTATTACTCTTACCGAAATTATTGGCATCCTTTTTTCCTTTCCTAAGCATCCGGACGCCGCGGATAGCGCTCCATCAACCGCAGATACGCCTCTGTCGGCGCCTCCGTCCAATCCACTGTCTTGCCGCACACAGTGCAGATGATCCCGTTGCACTCGCCAATGAGTGCCCGCGCCCGCGCCGGGGGCAGCTCTGCCGGCTCGCAGCCACGCATAACAGACTGCTCGTACAGGTACAGCGCCGAGATCGTCCCTGTGCCGTGCGCCACGCGGCGCACCTCGCCCAGGACATGCGCATGCTTCTGCGGGGATGGCCAGAACCTGCGTTTGTTTGCCTGCATGGAGACCTCCTGATCAGCGGCGTTGTTTTCTGATGACACGGGCGCCACCCAATGATATTTTAGAGCTGCTGTAGTGCTGGGCATATCATTGCTCCTGTACAATCCCGGTGATCTGATAGAGCCCGATTTCACGCTCTTTCTGGGTGCGCAAATTGCGCACGCGCACCCGCGTGGTGCTGGGAATACCACAGATGCCCACCACAACCCCGTAATATTCTCGCTCGTTGGCCTGGTATTGCAGCTTTGTGCCAGGCGTCAACATCGAGGATGCCACATTGTAGATATTCCCGTCGATGCGCTTGCGCTCGGACAGCAGCCGGCGCAGCACGGCCAGATTGAGATCTGTCATGCTTCCTCCGTTTCCGTAGCAACGATAAACTCGACGCGCAGCTGGGCGTCCCCCAGCAGCCTGGCCAGCGCCGGCTGGACCCGCGTGACCAGGCGGTCGCGCAGCCAGTCGGCGCCGTACACATTGCGGCATCCGATGCGGAGCACGCCGCCATCGAAACAGACCGGGTAGGTGCCCAGCACCCAGGTCTCATACTCGACCTTGCGCAGGTCCTGCCGCAACTGCTCCTGGACCGTTATCCAGGCATCGTAAACGGCGGCCTCCACAGTGCAGACATACTCGGTCACGCGCACGATCTCCGGCTCGGAATCAGGCTCGACATCCACCACGTCCGGCTCGGCCAGCCCCAGCGCGACCAGGTACTCATTAGGCAAAAAAGCCAGTGGGTCGGCCTGGTATTTCTTGTCCGGGAGCGCCCGCTGGGCCTGCAGCCGCCGGTAGACTAGCGCCCACGGATGACTGATCTTGCCTTGTTTGTGCTGGTCGTAGGCCTGGGCCAGCCATGCGATCACATAGTCCGCATCCAGGCTCTCGCTCAGGCCAAAGCTGATCACTTCGTGTCCTGGGAATAAAATTCCCGTTTCAGACAGGATTGTGCTGGATGTGCAATTTTTGAGCATCCCCTTCTTTCTTTCTTTCATGTCTTTTAAGTCTTTAGAGTCTTTTCTTAAAGACTCTTTAAGAGACGGATGCTCAACTTTTGAGCATCCAGGATTGTCCAATTGGAGCAGCATCTGCCGCCCGCCATCAGCCAGGATGTAACCGCTGTTGTGGTCCACTTTGATGACAGCCTCGAGCACGGCCAGCTTGCGCAGCGCCGTCGCTGCTGTATTGCGCGAAATCTGTACGTTCTCGGCGATCTCGCTTTGCGTGACGGGTCGATCCCCGCGCGTGCGCATGTAGAGCAGGATGATGACCAGCGGCGCCGCTTTGTAGAGCGCGTGCCAGCGCACCTGGTCAGATAGCGGGAGCACAGACAGGCCAGTCATGACCGTGGCTCTCGACCTTCGCTCAACCGGAAAAGATTGCGGATCGCCTGTATCAGCGAGATCGGCTCCAATTCTGTCCAGTAGTCAGACTGCGGTAGATCGTCCGGATGGTTCTCCAGGATCTCCTGCGTCTGGTCCGTCAGGCGCGCCATGTACAGCTTGCCCTTGCGTGCATAAAATGCCAGCATCGTTTGCATCAGTTACTCCTTGTTGAGTTCCACCTGGGCATACTTGCGCCAATTGCGAGCCGTGCGCGCATCGATCCCGAAGTGGTAACAAATATTTGCTGTCTCATCTACAGCCAGAGCCTGGACCTGATCGCCCGTCAATAGTTTCCGAGCTTTCCGCCAATCGTTCGGAAACTTACCGGAAAGTTTCCCATCCTCTTGCGGAAAGTTTCCGGTAACTTTCCCGTCGTCGCGGAAACTTACCGTCACGATCTGGTTGCCGACAGACACACCGCCGATCAGCAGGTACGGCGCAATATTGACCAAAAACGACCAGCCAAACAACAGCCACAAGTTCGAGAGTACAGCGGCCATCGATGTGTGAGTTACCCTGGAGACCGTAAACGGCACCAGGATCAGCACACCGGTCCCGATCAGCGAGAAGACAAAGCCCGTGAGTGCCTTGAATTTGAACGACCACTTCTTCCCGGCCGCCGGCATCGTGCGCCGCCAGCCGTCGAAGAGATATGCGCCGCCAAAAACGTCCAGGATGCCCATTCCCAGGCCGCTGAGACCCATCAGAACGCTGATTACTTCCGACAACCAGCCTACGATCTCGCCCACGTCGCTGGCGATAAAAGCCGCCGCATAGCGCACCACCGTGACGATGGCTGCGCTCCAGATCAACATCGTCGAATAATCGTGCCCTTTACTCTTCGTTTTTCCTGCCATCATGCTCCTCCGTCATAACAAATAGATTCGCTTGCACTGCTCCAGTAGGCCGCACATCTGCGGGGTCGTCAAGCCGGGGGGCATCTGGTTCCAACCGGTCTTCCATAAACATACCGAGTTGTATTCCTTCGCCAGGCTCGCCGTCTATCACTTCGAGCGTAGCTACAAAATCCGGCTCCAGCCAGCCCGCCTTCACCACCGCCAACACCCGTTTTTCCAGTTCCTTGGCCCTGATCAAGGTCGACTGCGTGCGGTCCTTGAAATATTCCTGCTGCGCCGTCAACATCTCGCCCACCAGTTCCAAAAACGCCTGCGCTTTCATACGCCAGACTCCTCGTCTTTCTCGGGCAGATTCGCAGAAACCGAAAACCCCGAAAACCGCCTAAAACCATCTGAAACCGGCCCAAAACTGCCTGAAACCGGCCCAAAACCGTCTGAAACCCCCAAAAACCGCATTACGCGCTCGCCCAGCACAAACGCATTGTCCTGCTCGGCGTCTTTGACGATCCAGCCCCGCAGCGCCCAGCCCTTCTGCAGCTTGTTCGCCTGGTGCACGCTTTCGCCCGCCACTTCCTGGATCAGCGCCAGCGTCACCCGCCCGCCGTTCTCCAGCGCGCGGGTGAAGACGGCCCGCTCGATCTGCGACAACGCTTCGCGCGCCGCCCCGCCCTGCTGGCCGATCAACAGGCTTTTATCGAGGTAATAGGCCTGCACCGGCCCCCACTTGTTCGTGACCGCCAGCCCCTGGCGCGCCTGTGGGATGCGCTCGGCGCCTGCGCAGTGCATGCGCGTGGACATCTCTTTCGCCTCGGTCCGGAAGCACACCACCGTTTCGCATTGCGGGCGCAGCAGGCCGATCTGTTCCTTCGTGAACTCGTGCGCCGCGAACACGATGTTCACCCCGAATTTCAGCGCGCGCATCCCCAGCGCCCCCAGCAGTTCGCTCATGTTGCTGCGGTTCCCGCTCTGCATCAGCGTGTTGTTGAACTCGTCCAGCACCACCAGCACGCGCGGCAGCACCGGCGCGCCGGCTTTCACCGCCAGGCGGTTGTACTCTTCCAGGTCTTCGGGATACCCGGACATGCCCTCGAACAGCCCCGCGCGGTGGTCGCACTCCCCCATCACCCGCTGCAGGGCGGCCAGCGCCGCGCCCGGGTCGAAGGCCATCGGTGTCAACAGCGCCGGATGCTCGGCCAGCATCGGGAAGGTCACCCGGTCGTTGTCCGCGATGACGAGTTGCATCTCATCGCGGATGGCCTGGTACACCAGCGCGCGCAGGAACGTGCTCTTCCCGGAGCGCGTCTTTCCGGCCGCCAGCACGTGCCCCAGCCGCCGCCAGTCCGTGACCACCTGCTGGCCATCGTAGGACTGGCCCAGGCCCACCTGGCCGTGCTCCAGCTGCGGCAGGTCGATCTGCTTGGGCAGCCTGGGCATGCGGTTCAGCTGGAACACATAGCGCAGCCCGGTCGAGTTCGAGATATACACCGGCATGCCTTTCAGATTGGTGCTCAACTGGTGCACCAGCTTGCCCTTGTAGCGTTCCTGGTCGCCGATCTGGTTGGTATCCAGCACGCCCACTAGCAGCACAATGCCCTGCCAGGTCGTCAGGAACCAGCCGTCGAAAGCCGCGGCCAGCTTGCGGTCCAGCAGGAAGCGCGGCACGTAGTCGGCCACTTTCTGCGCCTGCAGCATGTACCTCCGCCCGATCAGCGGGGGATTTTGGGAAACCGTCGTCAATGCGTTCATTTGGGTCCTTCCTGGACGATCTCTGCATCGATTGAGTCTGACATGATCTGCGGGATCACGTCCTTGATCACCGGCAGCGCCTGGTTGGCCGGGATCACCAGGATCTCAGCCTTGCCCGAAGGCAGCCTGGGCTGGTTGATCTGCGCGGCCGCGAGCTGCTTGCGCGGCTTGTCGTCCTTTTTCCCGTCGGGCAGGCCGCGCGTCGCCAGGTCTACCAGTTGGTCGCGCAGCGTCACCTGGTCCTGGCGCTCGCCGGTCACCGGCGGCAGCAAGGGCAGGTCTTTGCGATAGGTGCTGCTGGCGTAGTTGGGATTGCGGTCGATATCGATCACCACCGCGTCCACCGTATCCAGCAAGGGGATCGCGTCGCCGCGCGCGTCGCGCGGGATCGGCCGGAAGCGCAGGTTTCGCACGGCCTGGCTAACCACCACGATGATGATCACCGCTGCGAAAATCAACGCCAGGTAACTCAGCAGGGCGCGGAAGGTGTTGGTGATTGCCTGCCGCTCGAGCTCCAGGTTGTCTCGCTCGACCTGGTTGGCCACCGCCGTCTGCTCCGCGTATTTACGCGACAGGGCCAGGTCGGCTTCGTTCTGCATGGCGGTTGCGGTTGTGCTGAAAGCCAGTTGATGGGCTGTTGCCGTAGCAACGCCAGCGGTCTGCGTGGCCTGCACCATCTGCGTGGCCTGGCCCGCCTGTTGCTGCACCTGGAACGCGGCCGCCGTCTCGGTGATGTGCACGATCGGCGCTTCGGCCGTGGCCGTCAGCTGCTCGCCGTAAAAGCGCGCGGCATCCTGGGCCGCCTCGGCCGTGGCCTGGCTGCGCTGCGCCAGTTCGAACGCATTCGGGTTATAGGTCTCCGCCGGCATACAGGCCGTCAGGATGGCCAGCGCGCCCAGGAATAGGATTGCCCGTCTCATCCTGCACCTACCACCAGGCGACCGTTTCGTCGCCCTCGTCGCCCGCGTCGAGCTGGATAGACTCCGTCGGCTGGCGCATGCCTTGCAGCGCGCGCAGCGTCTCCAATTGGATGAGCGTCTCGAGGGAGTTCCCCGCCTCGGGCAGCAGGCCCTGGCTCGCACGCCGCAACGCCGGGCGGGCTGCCTCGGGCTGCAGGCGTGTGCGGTACAGGAAGTACAGCACCAGCCCGACCAGCGCCAGCAGGAAGATGACGACCAGCGCCGTCATCAGGATCGTGACCAAATTCCCTGCGCTGGCCACCTGCGCCGCTTTCGCCGTTTCGATGGTGGCCTCGGCCTGCCTGGCCGAGGCGACCGAGCCGGCGATGTCAGTCGCAGCCCACGCCACGATCAACACCACCAGCCCTATCAGGATTAACCAATACATGACCTTTCTCCTTCCTACAACCAACCTAATTGTTTACGCAGCTCCTCGTTCCAATCGGCCTGCTGCCTGGCCTTTTCCGGTTCCATCCAAACGACCCATAAGTACCAGTACCCGTCGTCTCTCTCCACCAGCCAGGCGGACAATTCCGCACCGTCTGCCCTGCGCCTGGCTGCGTGCATCAGGCTCTCTACGTCGGGCAGGTCGCCCTTGCGCGCATACACCAGCCTGCGCAGCCCGTACGGCGTAATGTCGTCCAGCAGCAGCCGGTCCCCGCCGCCTACCCAGGCCAGCGGCTTTTCCAGCGGCGCCAGGGACGCTGCCACCGCTCACCATTCGCCGGGATAAAAGCCGATCAGCAGGATCAGCGCGATGATAGCAATCACGATTCCCATAGCGCCTGCTCCTTCTCCGTCCGCCGCGTGAAGATCTCTTCGCACTGGCAGCACCGGAATAACCCGTATTCATTTTCCACCAGCTTCGTATCCTCGCTGAAACAGTGCGGGCAGTTGACCGGCTGCTGGAGTTTGCACAGGCAGTCTGTACAGATGTACACTTCGTACACCACCTCGCCGTCTTGCACACTCTGGCGGTAGGCGGCCGGGTTCGTGCAGCGTGCCTGCCCGTCGATGATGACCTGGCAGGTGGGCAGACTGCGCGCCGCTGTTGCGAACAGGCTGGCTGCGCTGGTTTTATACTGATCGTTCATGGGGGTCTCCCTTCGTATGGGTGCGCCGCGTTGCGACCGCGTCCCAAATCCGCCAGGCCAGGTGCAGCGGTCCCACAACGCACAGCACCAGCGCCCCGGCGCATAACGGTAAATCACCGCTCATCGGTCGTGCTCCTCGATCCCGATCCACAGGTGACCCGGCAGCACCGGGCGAAAAGGGCGGACCGTGATTTTGCCATCTTTTGGTTTGTCAGCTTCCACCTTTTCGTTTGCGGGGAGCATACTGGGGTGGATGAGACACAGGTTTGGGTCGCGCCCGTATTTATGACGGTAGTAATCGACTGCTTTCTCGATTTTTGCAGAGAGAGCGGTTTTCGGGTCATTATCGAACCACATCATGCCGGCATTCATTCTTCCTCCACTTTCTTCTTCTTTTTCTCGATTTCCACAACTGCCGGCGCTTCGAGCCTGCCTGCCATCCCGACGAACACCACGCGCCCGTTGCTCACCCGGTATTTCGGCCTGGGGAACTTCCAGCCGCGCTTGCTCAACTTGCCGCGGCATTCCGGCCCCATCCCGATCGCAATCGAGAAGGGATCGGTCAACACGCGCTGACAGCGCGAGCAGCGCACCGGCTTCACAGCAGCCTCGGCTGGAGCACTTCCGGCCATTCCTGCTCGGCGGCCTGGTCCATCCTGCGGATGGTCTCCATTTTCTCGAAAGCGCCCGCGCCGTAGTAGCGCCGAAAGCCCTGGTACTCTTCCAGGGTGGCTGCCAGGTAACGCCCCATGCCGTCCCCCATGTCGCAGATCAGCACGCCCCGCTTGCGCAGGCGCGCCACCGCCTGGCGGATCTGGCGGTCGGCGAAATTGTCATCGCTCTCCGGGAAACAGGCCTCGGGCCCGTAGATCTTGGCGACCATTTCCCAGCGCCCCATCGGGTTCTCCTTGCCGGTATGCCCTTTCAGGAAGAACAATACATGCCGCTCTAGCTCATCATCGCTGTACTTTGGCATAGGGCCTCCATATCGAATTCGAACGCATCTTCTGCGACCGGCAGGAACCGGCCGGCTGCCTCCACCGGTTTCCCGGACAGGTACGCTTTGACCAGCCCCGTTTCCCGGTGCACCAGGGCTATGTCGTTCAGGTCCACCGGGACCAGGCGGTAAATGCTGTGCATGCGGTGCGCCGCCCAGCGGGCCAGCTTGCGCATGTAGCGCTTGCCGTATTTCTTCACAGTCGCCTTCCCGCCCTTCGAACCGGCGAGGGCGCGTTTCTGGCTGAGCGTAAGTTCGGTCATCAATCCTCGTCCGTTTCCACCGCAACGGCTGCGATCAACTCGGCCAGGCCTTCCGGTTCGTACCCGGCCGCCACGTCCAGCCAGTCGCCGGGCAGTTTCACGCCCCAGGCCTTCGCCACGCCCTGCAAATGCCTGGCGGCATCCTGCACCGGCGTGATCGTGTTGGCACGATAGGGATCGGTGGTCAGATCGTCGTCATACCGGGCATACAGCAGCATATAGGCGGCGCGCGCCTGCGGGCTGAGCGTGTCGAAGTCATAGCCCTTCGGCGCCCTGCAGTGCGTGCGCAGGTCGTCCAGCACGCCCAGGGACAGACCCTTGAAAACATCCCCGAAGAGCGCCGCTGCCTGATCCCACACGAAGCGGTATACCTGCTCGTTGGATAAATCCTGGCGCTGTTGATTGATCTGCCAGCGTGTGTTGAAATCGAGCCGGTTCTTTTCCTGCTCCCTGCGCTTGCGCTCGGCCTGCAGCGTTTTTCGGGCCGTGGTGCCGGTCATCACGGCCATAACCGTGCCTGACCTGGTGTAATCGTGCCGGTAGGAGGCTTTCTTGAGCATCAATCGCAGCCCCTTGTGCTTCTCTTCCCACCACTTCTTTTGCTTGTGGTCGTAGCTGCTGCCCAGGCGAATGAACTCCTGACCGTCGCGGTCACGGTTGTATTTCGGGATGCCCAGCTGCTCAGACAGCCGGTCCAATTCCAGCCAGCCCCAGCGCTGCACCTTGTTGTCGTGGCAGGCTTTCAGCGCGCAGTAGTGGCTGCCGTCCTGCTTGATGTGATAATCGCAGGCCGTGCAAGCGGGGGGAGACATCAACTGCTTGAGAAAATCGAGCACGTCCGTCCAGTGCTCGCCGTTGATCTGATACAGTTCCTGCCAGGTGCTCTCCAGCCCCGGAAGGTTCGATGTGATGGCGCGCGCGAACTCCATCGCCATGTCGACCACCAGGCGGCCGTTGCGCTCCTCGTCCCCATCCCACAGCTTCTTCCACTTCTTCGCGTCTGGCACCATGAAGGGCGGGGTCTCGAAGGTCCAATTCAGCAGCCACAAGTCCGTGCCGCCTTTGGGTTCGTCCGTGTCCCAGCGCGAGTGCATCCGGTTCAGCCGGCGGCCCAGGCCGTAGGCGTTGTCGATCTCGTGGCTTACGATCTCATCCACCGTGCGCGGACCGTCTTTCTTCAGTTCTTCCAGGTCAGCGGGCCTGATGACCTTCTGCACCGCCAGGATCTTGCGCGCCGCGCCCTCGCTCATTTCACCGGCTGCCAGTTTCGCCTGGAAATCAGCGTCCAGATCCAGCAGGCGGATCTTGCCGCGCACCGTCGCATCGTTCTTCCCGAACAGCAATCCCACCTGCTGCGAGTTGTAGCCGAAATCCTCCATCGCTCGTTTCATCGCGCGCGCTTCTTCGATGGGAGTCAGATCCTTGCGCTGCAGGTTTTCCGTGACCGCATGGCGGTACATGGCCTCGTCGTTCAAATCGACCAGCTCCAGCGGCATCCGGGCGAAGTCTTCGCCGTAGTTGTTGGCTACCAGCCAGCGGAAGGCCGCCAGGCGCGTGTGCCCGAAGGCCAACTGGTAGCGCCCGTTCACGCGGCGCGCTGCCGGCGGCTGCAATAACCCGTCCCGGCCAATCGAGAGCGCCAGCCGTTCGACCAGTTCCGGGTCTTCCGCCATCCGTGGCTGGTACGGGTTGGAATCGATCAGTCCTAATTCGATCTGTGTGCGTTCACTCATGCTTTCCTTCCTTCCGACTGGTTCCCCCTAAATGCGTTCGTTGCATTTGGGGGGATGTCGCTGTACTCAGCGACAGGGGGGTCTTGGTGCGCCTGCGCGAACTCCACTGGCGCTTTCTTGCGCGCAGGCCCGGGCCAAGGAGAGAGATGCGTTCGCTTGTCTGCAGGCCGGTCACTGGACATCCTCCAGCCTGCAGATTTTGCGGTCTTGCAAGCGGCTATTTAGCGTGAGCTACCCTGCCGTGCTCGCAGTTTTCTTTCACCGCTCGACGGTGTCCAGCCCTCGAGGGAACAGTCCCGGAATCGCACGGATAGTCCGGAACAACTATGGCTACAAGCGTACGTGCTCACAAAGTGCATAGAGCGGCCAAGTGGATTCGAACCACCATTTCCTGCCTGGTGTTGGTCGGGTAGGCCGAAGGCCGTACCGAGACCGGCAGACGTCCTGCCATTGGACGATGGACGCGTACCCGTTTGGGTCTCCTGCGCCCCACCGGTGACCAGCCGGTGGGGCCTTGCAAGGAGGAGAGTGCCGCCTGACAAGGAAAACTGATTGCCTTTCATGAAGAAGCAGGCGGCCATGTCAACTCTGAACCGGCGAAACCTGTAACGCCGGGTTCATTCGAATAATTGCTGCCGCCCTGCCGTCATTGCCGGTAAAGTGCTGCGGGGATGCCGTTAGGGTGGGGACGCCACGCCCGCGCAGGACACGTGCAGGGCAGCAAGATGATTTCAAGGTGCTACTTTATCTGTACGCTTCCATCCACCGGGTCGGCCAGCAGGTACGGGCCGTCCGGATGCGCGTCGTCTGCGATCACGACCTTCTTCCCGTGCTTCGGGTGATGCAGGTTCGTCCCCGGCTCGAGCGTGTGGTCGCGCAGGCGCACGTTCAGCGACTGCTGTGAGAATTTCTCGTCCGTCCCTGCGATGTTCCAGGCCGGCAGCGTGCGCTTCTGTTCGCCGCCCTGGGGCTTCGAAACGCGAGCAGGCTTCCCGGCGTTCGCTGTCCCCTGGAAGGTCGTCTGCAGCACGTCCAGGGCCGCTTTCGACGCGGTCTTGAGCGTGATCTCGGATACAATCTCAATATCCGTATTGCAGAGCCTCTCCAGTCCGCACAGGATGTCATCCAATGCGTCCATATCTACGTTGGAGGGGACTTTGATCGAAAAAATAGTTGCGTTCATGCTGCTCCTTTTCTCTTACTCATCACTCTTCTCAGGCATTTTCAACTCGCCCGTCTTGATCGCCCGGTCGATGTCCTTGACCGATTCTCCAAACTTTTCCAGGCCCGAGATCTGCAGGGAGATGGTCAACTGCGCGTTCGTGATCGTCATCAGCAGCGCCGCCTGGGTGGCGCTGAGTTCGTCGGTGTTCAGCTTATCCAGCGCTTCCAGGCTCTCGCCCAGCGCCTCCAGGATGGTATCCAGCGCGCGCCGGTAGACGTTCGCTCCAACGTACGGCTTGCTCATGCCGTTACCCGCGCCGCCCGCTTGCGCCCGCGCGCCAGGCTCTTGTTGCTCGTCAGGAGCACGGGTTTGTCCCGGTCCTGGCGTAAGCGCTTCAGGCAGCAGCTCACGCATTCGCCCATCTCCCGGGCGTAGCCCTGTTCCAGCGGCCGCCCGCATGCGCACCTGGCCTGCTCTTTCGGCCGGGGGATCACCGGCGCGGCCTGCACCAGCACCCCATCCGGCACGATCACCGTCCCGCACAGCCCGCATACCACTGCGCGCTCGCGGTCGATCATCACGTTTTCCCGCAGCGTTTCGCCGCGGTTCGGCAGGATGGCTTCGAAAGCGCCTTCGATGCGCGCTTCATAGGGGTGCCGGCACTTACTCATGCTCCCCGCCGTTCTGTTTGGCCTTCGTGATCATTTCACCGATCAATTGTTTGGCTCCTTCCTTGTCGTTGGCTTCGGTGCGCGATTCCACCACCCAGTAGCCTGTGATCATCGGCAGGCCCGTCGCCATAAAGCACAGCAGCAGCACGGCCACCGCCTGCCAGCCCAGCACCGGGACATCCCAGCCGAGCGCGCAGCCGAAGCCGAGGATGGTGATCAGCACGCCGAACACCACGAATTCTGCCGTGCGATGTTTGATCTTCTTTTGGGGCGCGTAGACGTACACCAGCCAGCAATACCCCCAGCCGAGCAGATGCAATAGCAGCCAAATCCCCGCTAATTTCCATCCAAAAACCTGCCCAAAGTTGTCCATAACGTTTGCATCTCCTGTGCGGCTGTGCTAAGATGCAAAAGAAGCACACACACACAACCGCTTCACCGACGGGGCACGTCCATGCCCACAAACCGTTCGAGAGCAGACACCCTGCCAGGTGCCTGCTCTCGTGCTGTTAAATTGCTATTTGGGTCTTTTCACCCTTTATTGGGGAATTCTTACCGGTACTTTCCTGCTCGGAATACAACTTACTGTGTGCCTGCTCGATCCACCACGTGACCTGAGCTTTTGCGCTACGACGGTTCGCCTTCGCAACTTCCTTGAGCTTGTCGCGTGCCTCCGTGTCGATTTGGATGGTGGTCAAATCTGCCATTCCGTTCTCCTAAACTTCGTTCAATTTGTCCGAGACTTCGGACAACGTCATTATATTGATATTCACTAGTTTGTCAAGGGTTTCGGACAAATTGGTATTAATCCTAAAACGTTACTTCTGACATAATGTCAAAGGCTATGGACACCTTCGCAGACTGGCTTTTGCAACAAATGCAAGAAAGGGACTGGTCTCAAGCAGACTTAGCCCGTCAGTCTGGATTGACCAGGTCAACTATCAGTTACTACCTTAGTGAAAAATCAAAAAGCCCCGATGAAGCCGCCCTCCGTAAAATTGCTCGCGCCTTTAAGTTTCCACCCGAAACCATCTTTCGCGCCGCTGGCCTTCTTCCATCCAAGCCCGAAATTGACGAACAAATCGAAGAGATCCTGCACGAGGCGGCGCAGCTTAGCGGCGCTGAGCGTGAAGAGCTGCTGGCCTACATCCGCATGAAGCGCAACCTGCGCGAGAAACAGAAGTCCTGAAAGGGGGCCTATGCACACCATCCGGCAAGAATTGCTCGCTTCGCACCCCGCAGACCTGAAAGCCGTCCGGCATTACACCCGCTGGCTGCGTCTGCGCCGGCAGGTCAATAACTACTTCTATCTCACCCCGCAAATGCACTGGGTGCGTTCCCAAAGAACGGTGCACTGGGTGTAAGGGGAATTCAGCATGAAAAGCAGCACCAATAGCAAAGGCAAGATCATCATCCTGATAATCTTCGGATTACTTTTTACTACCTGTCTCATCATCTATGCGATCATTCTCTCGAGTCCGCCCGCACCACAACAAACAATCGATCAGACCCAGGCCTTTGAAACCGCCCTGGCCAGCTTGCCAACGCCTACACCAACACCTACGCCACCACCTACAAATCCTCCAACCGCATCCGAAAGAGCACAACGCTATGTTGATGAATACAGTGGCGGGTTCGACGCCTACGTCGAAATCTTCTCATCCAACGACTGTGCATTCCTTCAAGATAAATTCGATATTGCTGCTGGCAACAACGAACGCGCAGAACCCGGCACAGCCGAGTTTAAGTGGACGCTCGGATTCATGCTGGCAAGCGATGAAAGAATGCAAGAAATAAATTGTTATTAAATTCAAAATAGGGAGAGAAAGCAATGGAACCGTCCAGATACGCCTACAAAATGGTGCAGTTGCCCCAGACCTACGTGCTCAAAAAAGACACCGGGCATGAGATCTCCGATCACCTTGAAAGCCTGGTTCTCCAAATGGGAGAAAAAGGCTGGGAATTCTACCGCATCGACTCTGTCGGCGTCGCCGTCAACCCGGGCTGCCTGGCTGCCATGCTCGGCCAGAAGCAAAGCATGACCTACTACAACATCGTCACCTTCCGCCAGGAGAAGAAATTTGCGTAACTCCGCTCAAACGTTCTATGCCCACAGGAAGCCCGCACGCGCCAGATTGTATAGAACAAACTGTCTATGAGATGAACGATAGGAGTCGCATTGCAAGAGGTCGGAGGTTCAAATCCTCTCGCCCCGAC